CCATGGTCCCGGTGGCTATGTCGGGAATGCGTGAGCTGGTGACATACACGATGTCACCGTGCGCCCTCGAGGAGAACCGCAAGTCACTAGGGACGACCACGTGCGCGTATGGATAGGCGAACAGCGCGAACTGCCTCCGCGCGACCTCGACCACTTCGGAATACGACTCGACCGGAGTGATGAACGACTTGGGCTCGATCTTGATCGACAGCGGACGCGGCGATTGGCCGAACGCTGCAACATCGCGCACCGTCACGGGTCGTTCGGCATAGTCATCGTCCTGCGACCGATACCCGCGCAGCACAGTCACTTGGTTCGCCGTGCCGCGCCCCATCGGGGCCCACGAGACATCGCCGGTGGGCGAGCTGATGACAAAGCCCGTGGTGGTCAACGTGCCGGTGACGATGCTGCCGGTGTTGGGCGGCTGCACCAGATAAAATCGGACCTTACCAGTCGGCGTCAGGCCGAGGCCATACCCGGCCAGCAAACACTCGGGCTTGATGATGTCCATCAAGTCCGATGAACCGAACGACGTATAGCTGCGGCCATTCACGATGCGGTCCGCAATGGCAGGAAACACCGCGGGCAACGTCTGCTCGAAGTCATCAGAACGCAGCGGCGGAACCGCTCCAAGGTTCAAGCCGTTGGGCACCGCATCGACGATGCCCTTGAGGAACGTGCCCAGGTTGCCAGTGCCGTAATCGCGACCGAACCGAATCTCTGGCAGAAGCGCGGGCGTCCACCCGTACATGGACTCCGCGGCGCTGGTGTCGGTCCCTCGCGAGAAGTCGATATACCGAGTGCCCGAGCTGTACGAAAGAACGCTATGGAAAGACTCGGTGCCTGAAAACGAGCCAAACTCCTTCCATTCGATCATGGCTCCGGTCAGCCCGGTCAGGTCGAGCCCGCCTCCGAAGTAGATGCGAGTCTGCGGGTTGGTGCCGCCAGCAATGCCCGGAAGCGGGCGCCGGTTGTAGCCGAACACACCTCGAGGTACGCCGCCAGCGCCCGGCGTCGATGTCGTTTGCGGCAGCCAGAAATACGTGGTGCCGTTGACGTAGCCGCCCTCGATGGGCAGCGCGAACGGGTCGTCCGCATCATCCACTGGCCATCGATTGAAGTCTGGCTCAATGGAGTTGGCGCCGTCGCGGAACAGTGATCCGATGCTGACGTTGACGTTGGCGCACCCCACGCTGGCCAGCATCTCGAGGTGCCACGACGAGTCACCGTCGGCCACCGCCGTCATGCGGCATCTGTTGTTTGCATCGAATGATGACGACGCAATAGCCGCGTTGATGTCGTCAACGAAGTCCTGATTGGTCTCCCAAAAGCCGGACAGGTTGATGCGCAGCGATCCGCTAATCGCGTCCGAAGTTAGGTAGAGGCTGAAGTAGGCATTGTCCGGGTAGTAGATACCTCGAGGCCGGGCCGAGTTGGCAATGTCCGCATTGACACTGCGCTCGAGCAGCACCGTGAGCGGCTCGATAGCCAGCGTCCACGTAGCACCATCGTACACCGGGTCTTTGGTGACGATTCCTCGCCAGTAAATCGTGCCGTCGCCTTGCGGGTCGTCCGTGGCCTCGTAGCGGTACAGCCATGCACGGCAGCCCGCCATCGTCGGCGGACGGTTGGTGATCTCGGGGTAGCGCGTGTATCCGCCCGTCGAGACGTAGTGCTTCTGCAACTGCGAATCGAGCCGCGCACGGTTGGCGCCGCCGCATCCGGTGAATCGGTTGGGCGCAGTCGTGCGGCCGGTGTAGTTGATTGCCTCGCTGTTGACCCACAGCGTGCCGGTCGTCGGCCATCCATCGGCAATCGGATTCGCTCGACACAGGATGGTCGCAGCCGCAGTGGTGGCGTCGGAGGTCAGCCAGGTCTTTAGCGTCGGGCGCTGAGCGAACGCGGCCGTTGCGCGGCCCAGAACGTCCGCGACGCGGCACGTTAGCGACGACACTTCGGCCTCAGCCGTAAGCGGGTTTGCGATGTGCTTGATCTTCGCTCCGCGGACGCTCAGGCCCATGTACCGCTTGGGCGTGACGGCAGCGTTCTCCATCGACTGATGCGTGACCCACGACTCGGGCCATCGCTCAATGACGAGCCTATAGGAGACCTCGCCGCTTCCTGTGACGGTGCTGGTCATCAGTTGTACCGGCCCAGCCAGCGCGCCTCAAAAGGCACGACCCACTGATCGTCATAGTCCGCGGTGACACGCTGCGGGCGGAAGCTAGCGCCCTTGGCCGTCAGCCGATACACCGCGCCGTTGGGCTCGCCCTCGAGCGTGTCGTTGACGTAGAACGGATGCGTCCCGCGCGTGTGGCGAAACCACTGCTGCCACGACCACGGGATGCTCGAGGAGCTGGCCGCGACATATGCCGCCCATTCGTACACCGCCGAGCGCGGCTCCATGGTCTGCTGCCATGTCATCAGGAACTCGCCGCTCTTGCGCGTGATAACGAATGCTTCGCCGCCATCGGACACGGTTTCTTCGGCTATCTCGTCGGGCTCGACTTGGCCCATGACGTTCGACCGACCCAGAATTTCCGACCGACACACATAGGCCGGCACGACATCTGAGGTGTACGTGTTGGCTCCGGATTTGTTGCCAGTGAATCCCAGCGCGGCGCGCAACCGCAAGTCCGATGCGCTGCTGAATGACAGCGTGAACGTCGTGGCGCGGCTGATGGTGTAGAGGCCCGTGGTCGTGTTGAACGTGACGGTGAACGTCGTGGCCGTCGCGGCGTCAAACGCGGTCTTTACCGCCGTGGTGAAGTTGGTATACGCCGCGCCCGCGTAGGCCACGCCCGGCGTCGGATACACTAACGAGGTCTGCATAGCCGGCATGTAGTAGCCCGATGCGATGGTCGCAGCCGAGCCAGCTACCGTGGCAGTCATGGACGCACTCGAGCTCACCTGGAAGCCCGCGCAATAGAGCAGACCGGCCGGCATCAGATACTCCCTGCCGCGCTGACCGCGGCCTGTAGCTCGCGGCCTAGCTCGGCCTGCGTGCCCGCCGTGATCACCGGCGAGTTCCAGTTGATGACGACATCGCCGCCTTGGGCTGCCTCGGTGCCGCCGCCAGCCTCGGGACGGGCAGGCGCGCTAGGTGCCGAGCCGATGGCCGCGGCGCCCACGCCAGTCGCGACAGCAATGGCTGTGAAGGCCACGCCGGCTCCGATATGAGCCGCACCACCGGCATAATCGTACTTCGCAAACGACGCCGCAGCGTCAGCAAACTCGGTCGCTGCTTTCAGCGTGGCGTACTGCGAGATCATCTCGAGGAACGCTTTGGCAAGGCCCTGGAAGGCTTCCTCTGCCGTCTGCTCGCCGGTAGCAATGGCGGCAAGCGACTTGCCGAACGCCATCGTGGCATCGCCAAGCAGGCCCATCAGCTCGCCATTGAGAGACCGCCTGCGCTCTAGGCTGCGCTCCTCGTCGGCCTCTTGGTTCTCTTTCATCGCAAGCTGGCCTTCTCGGATGCGCTCTTGCCGCTCATTCTCCATCTCGGCCAGCGCCTCGTTGACCTCGCGCTGCCGCTCAAGCTCGGCGTCCTGCGCCTCGATGGCCATCTCCTTGAGAGCCTCATAATGGGCGTTGCGCTTCTCCTCGATTAGCGCGTTTGCCTCGGCCTCGCGCTCCGCGCGCTCTGCTGCCAGCCGCTCAAACTCGGCGCTGATTCCGGCGATGTCCTCGTTGCTGGCTGCGCCGCCGAGCATCTCAAATACGTCGCGCCCTCGACGGCCACCGCCGCCACCGCCGCGCCTAGCTGGCGCGGATGCGGCGGCTGGTTCGCCGAAAATCGTAGTTTCACTCTCTACAGAGGATAGGATTTCAAGACGGCGAATGTCCTCGCGCAATGCGGAGACACGCGTTCCGCTTTCAGCGGCAGCTCCATATTGGTCGATTAGCTGATTGATCTCAGCTTCACGAGCACGGATTTCTGCTCGCAATTCTTCATTTGGGAGATTTAGCGCAGCCCAGTTTTCTCCACGAATGGCTCTTGCGCGTTCGGATCGCGCTGCCGCTTCGTCCTCTCCACGAACCAATGCCAGCGCAGCAGCATACCGATCTGCATCGGTGGTAGCGTTCTGCATGGTTTCGCGTAGCTGCTCAATCGCAGAGCGACTGCTATCCGATGCGGTGACGACGTTGAACAGGCCAGCCGCGAGTCCTGCAATGCCACCAACGACAGCGCCAGTCGGTCCGAGCATGGCGCCCATGGAAGCGAACTGAGCAGTTGCGCCGGCCACGCTAGCAACGAGACTTCCGGTTCTGTTCTCACTGCCGAATGTACTAGCCAGCGTTTGCACCGCTCCGGCTACACCCTGGATGCGTTGCGCCGTGTTCTGAAAGCCACGCGAGAACGACTCGATTGTGACGCCCGCTCGGTCCGCAGTCTGGCCGACGTTGGAGATACCTTGGCTGACGCGGCCCAGCTCGCGCGTCGCCTCGGATGCGCCGTCAAACGTGACCTCGATTTGAATCGGCTGCTCAGCCATGGCGCCCTCGTTGTGCGTTCATCGTCGCCTGCTTGCGCTGGCGCTCGCGCTCGCGCTCCTCGTCGCGGATGCGCTGCTCGTCGGCCGTCGTGGCGACCTTGGCGCGCGTATACACGCCCAGCGCCACCATGAGCTTGTGGTCGGGGTCCGGGCCGACCACCGGGCCGAGTGCGTGCGCATCGCCAGTCGCCCACGACACGCCCAGTACATCGCGCACCACGGGCTCGTAGAAGGCCCGCCACGGGCACGTAGGAGGCCGGATGCCCGTCACCCGCTCCACCGCGACAAGCACGCCTCGAGCGGCATCCTGAGCGCGCCCGTGGTCGAGCTGCTCAGGGCGCTCGATGCCGTCGCAGTCGCAGCCGTACACCTCGCGCCAGCCCTTTAGCCGCTCGTAGCTGGTGCCGGGTCGGCTGCGCTCTTGCTCGGGGCTGAGCTGGCAGCCTGCCCGCGCATCTGCTCCGCAAGGTGGAACGCGAGGGCCCCGACCGCGGATCGCGAGGTATCCGGCAGCGGCCAAGCTGCCGGCCTCCCTTTTCCCAGGATGGATCTCCCGTAGATAGCCGCTCCCACCTCCTGCACCTCACCGTAATCAAATGTCGAGTCGATTACGCTGGATGCAACGGGCCGCTCGGGGTCAGGACGATGCCACTCCCGGCGATTACCGTTTTCCGAGTACAGGTCCTCGCACCGGAGGATTCCGCGTGCGAACGCAGCAGTCAGCCTGTCGGCCTCGGTCGAGTAGCTGTTGACAGCTTGCATCTCCGAGACCTTGAGTCGGCGGCAATGGTACACGGTCGGCCGCTCGCCCTCGCGAAACTGGGCGTGTGCAACGTCGCCAGTCTCGCGGAACTTGCGGACCGCATCCGGTCCCATTGCCTCGGGGTCAAGTGCCGGGTCGAACCGGCACACTACGCGGAATCCGGTGTCCATCAGTCATCATCCCTTCTGTCAGGCCAGGTGAATGCGGAAAGGCGACTTGCCGATCTCGCTCGTGTCGGCGCCGACATCCGTATCGCGCCGGCCCTTCCACATGACAGTCTGCGCCGCGAGTCCGCCCGCGTCAGCCGCACGCTGCGGATTGAGCACCTGCAACGTCGGCGCGGACAGCACGACCGCCGAGCCAGCGGCCACGCCCATCGTGTACGTGCACGCGTAGTCCGTGCGGTTGTTGCGGCCAGTGAACCACGTGTTGTCCTGGTAAGGCAGGGTGAACTGGCCCTGTACCGGCGAGTCCATGTTCCTCGAGGCTACCCACTGCTTGACCGTATTGATGCCGTTCGGGCTCGTGTACGGCACGTAGGCAATGTGCGGCTCCCACGCCATCGCAGACACGTGGATTGACTGCGTGGTGGCGAACGTCGCCGCGCCCACAGTCCACACCTCGAAGTTGCCAGCCTCGCCGACGATGGGGTTGTAGTTGCTGTAGGTCGCAGTCCCGATGCTGCCGGTGAACGGCGTGCCGACTTCGCCGCTGTCATACCACCGCGCCGAGGTGATATTGAACGTGATTCGAGGCAGCGCCGCAGCCGTGGGGTCGACTGCGATGGTGATGCCGCCGACAGCCTGCGAGCCCGTCAGTAGCCAGCGGTCGTCAGACTCGAGGCCATACACCGCGAACGCCATCGACGCGGTGGGATTCTCGGTCATGAAGTAGGTAGCCGCGTTGAATAGCGCGTTGCCGTTCGCAGGCGCTCCGCTGAATCCGCGCTTCAAGGTGATGGCGTCCGTGGAGCGCGACTCGACCTCGCGCCACTCGACCACACCCGCCGAGTTGGCCCAGCCCATGAGCTGACCCGGCGATGCCCAGCGCGTGCCCGTTCCAGCCGACACGTTGACCACAGAGGCCGTCGAGCCCGCAGCGGCCGTCGAGCCGGTGCCCAGCGTTTCACCGCCCATGATGTTCTTGAGCAGCAGCCCGAGCCCGCCCTGGACCGCAGCTACCGCGTTGCCCGCAGCCGTGCCCGTGGGCGCGAGATTGAGCTGGAACGACAGCGTGGCCGACCGCTTGCCAAGCACGCGCTCACGACCCTCAAGGCGCGACTGCACGAGCTGTCCAGGGTCAAGCTCGTCGCGAGTCAGCGTCACCGTCGCCGAGCCCTCGACAATGGGAAGGTCGGTGAACGACGCAATCGAAGATGACGAGTCCGCACCGAACGTAACCTCGGTGAACACTCGGATGCGCTGGACTGAGTGGACTTCGATGCTCATGGCTTAGCTCGTTGCTGGTGTCGACCGAGCGACACAGGTGAAGCGGTGATCCGTTTCGATGATGGATGCCCCATCATCCAGCGGCCCGCGGACATCGATGCTGCTGTCTACATAGGATAGCAGACCAGACACGATGCCGGTCGCAGTACCGGCAGTCGTCGTGCTGAGATTGCCTGGGAAGCCAAGCGCCTGTGCGAGTACGTCGGCGTCCTGAAAAGACAGGGCCTTGGCAGTGTCCCGCAGCGTGTCGTTGATCTGCGCCGTGCGGTCGATGAGCCGCTGCACACGCACGCGCACCTCGAGCTCGTACAGCGCGAGATTGCCGACCACAGGCGGGCTCGACGGCGACCGCTTGACCGATGTAACGCGCGCCTCGACGCGAGCGCCAGTGACCACACCACGGGCGCTGCCCATGTCGTCCTCGCCCTCGGGGAAGTCGCCGAGATACGTGCCCGCCGTGATGGCGCGCAGCGAACCGGCCGCTTGCTCGAGCACCTGCCGGATGCGCGTCTGGATCGGTCCTGCGGCGAGGTAGGCCATCAGGTGTTCCGTCCGCTGCGGATGTACTCACGGACCATCTCGCGCACCTCGCGCCAGTGCTGCCCAGCAGGCCCGGTAGTCATCAACGCAAACTGCGGAGTGACCGGCAAGAACGGCCGCGCCGGCACCGAGTAACGCCACGGCGAGCCCGCTTCGCGGCGCGGATTGTACCGCGTCCGCTTGTATTGGCCGGTGCGCTCAAAGCCCATCTGATGCGGACGCGCGTAGATGACGTTCGTGCCAAACGAAAGCACGACTCCGCGCGCTGTAGCTGTCACGGAGTTGCGCAGAATGGCTGTATCAATCAGCGGCTTGCTGCTGCCTTGACGCCGCTTGGCAATGGTCTTTGGCGACAGCGCCTGCCAGCGCGTTCCATCGGGCGAATGGCTGCCATCAAACGCATCATCGATGAGTGTCTTTGTGTCCGCAGCCGCGACGGTCAGCACCGGATTCAGGTCGCGCGCACGGGCAATCGCGGCGTCAATCTCGCGCTTCGTCTGCCGTGCTCCGTTGACCCGGAATGTCATCAGAACCCCTGCAGCTTGCCAGGGCCGAAGTAGCTCGGGCGCGCGTTGGTTCCAGTCGTCGGGCTGCTAATGTTGCCGCCGTACCCGGCCAGCGTGTCAGGCGTCATGCCGGGAATCGGCAGCTTCTTATTGTAGAGTGCGTCCAGCCGGAACAGCGCCTCGCTGATGGTGCCGCTCGGATCGAACGGAAGCCGGATGCCCTTCCGGAACTGGAAGGCATCGCGGATCATGATACCGGCCACGAGCTGCGCCAGAAACGCGCCCTGGGGAGTCAGGTGATCGACCGTATCCGGCGGCGTGTAGCCGGCATACTGCATGGCCGAAATCACCGTCCCCTGGGCGGCGTTCTGGTAGTGCGTGAACGTGTTGCCAGATAGACCGAGCGCCGTGCGGGCCGCGGTGCCGATCATCAGATTGATGAAGTTCGCATCGACCCACGCGGCCACGGTTCACCTCGATTGATTCGCTCGCGCTCCACTCGACTGCTGAGAAGCCGCCATGGCCTTGCCGAGAGTCTCGGCCAGCTTGGTCACTAGCCCCTCGAGGCGCGTGGCGTCGCGATTGGTCTCGGTCTCAGGCGCCTTGAGCTGTTCCACCTTGGTCAGCCGCGCAATCGGCGGCATGCCGCCAGGAAAGTTGCGCGAGAACTCGAGGCTCGGGGTGGTCTCGCCGAACATTTTGATCGCCTGCTCCTTGCGGAGCCGGTAGGCCTCGGAGCCATCGTCCTTGCCCACCGAGGAGATCACGAATCGGTCGAGGGCGCGGTTGAAGGTTTTGATGGCCTCCGACCACGCGCGCTTGTGCTCGTCGGTCGCGACACGCGCTTCAATGTCGGGAAGCTCGGTCTCATAGACCACCAGGCGATGCGTGCCCTGGCGGACATGCTGGCCACCGATGACGATGCCATTCGTCGGCGTAACCTCGACCTCGATCAACACCCGCGCTTCGTCGCGAGTGGGAACGGAATGCTTGTACGTCTTACCGTCCGACTTGGCCGTGATCGGGTTGTCGGGCAGGCGCGCATACAGAGAACCAAAGTTGCTGGACGACATTATCAACTCCATGCCTCGCAAGGGGTCATGCCGGCCGGTGGGGAGGCATCCACCGGCCGGCATCACTCACCGTGATTTACTCAGGCGACGCGGCCGTAGATGCAGTGCGGCGCGTACCCGGTAAGCGCGGCGCACGCGCTCACGTAGTACTGGTAGTTGGCGCGCTGGATCATGGCCTCGGACTGCGGGTCATCGACCACCACGCCCGAGGGCGCGATGAGCTGACCAACCGCGAGCGGGCGGACGTTCGGCTTCGACAGGTCGCAGAGCATCCAGTCGTTGTCGTTGGTGCCGTTCGCGAAGCGGTCGACGACGATCACCTGAAGGCGACCACCGACCCAGTTACGGAGCGCGATGGCCGCGACGACCGAGGCAGCCGCATCGGGCGCACCGGCGTTGCTGACGGGCATCATGCGGTCACCGCCCACGAGGTCGAGCGCCTCGCGCTCAAGCGCAGGGCCGACCACGAGATGCGTCGGGAAGAAGCCCGCGGGCTCGCCGTTCTCGAAGCGGAGGCCACGCATCGCGACGATGCCAGCCTCGAGCTCGGTCTGCGACAGCGCGTTGGTGGTGCGGTTATCCCACGTGCCGCCAGCCGCGCCGAACGGGTGCGAGTCGTTGAGCAGCGACACGCCGTCGATGCCGATGGGGTTGCTGAGCAGCAGGTCGATCACCGGCTTCTCAAAGAAGTCGGCAGTCGAAGCGAGGTAGTCCGCGAGACGGCCGCGGACCATGCCGGACTTGTCGCCTTCGACCACCGAGCGCGGAAGCTCGAGGCCGTCCGCGGTGTACTCGACAGCCGGCGTGGGCTTGGAGTACGAGCGAAGCGAGGAGAACGGGCGCGAGCCGAGCATCTTCGACACAGCCGGGCTCGGGCCGATGGCGTCGAGCTCGAGGCTGCTGCCGCTGATCGGCATGACCTTGCAGAGCGCGGACCACGGGCCGTTGACGCGGCGGTTGAAGATGTCGTTCGCCATCGTCGTGAACTCGGTGTTCACGTTGATGGAGTTGAGCTGTCCAGTCAGAGCGGGCATTGGTGTTGGTCCCTTCTAGGTGGTAGTGGAATCAGACCGCGTTGGTATCGCCGTACACGCGGAGGGCGAGCCACCCGAAGGTCTTGGCCGAGTTGATTTCGGTGAGAGAGCCGATGTTGACGCGCACGAGCGCGGTGCCGGCAGCGGTCGTGTCGGTGACGTTCTCATCATCAGCGATGAACACGTTACGGCCGAGGTTGACGAACGTGCGCGCCGCGGTGCGGATCGCAACGAACACCTCGTGTCCCCAGGCGATACGCGCGCGGACGGTGCCCGCGGCATTGCCAGTGGCCGCGCTGAGAAGCGCGCCGCTCTCGTTGAAGATTTCCTCGACCACGCCAGCCGGACGCAGGCCCGTGGCAGCCGCCGCAGCCTGGACACGGCCAATGGTCGTGAAGGCCGCAAGCGAGCCGATGTACAGCGTGCTCGAGGTGCGGATCGAGAAGGTCTCAGTCCGCTTGTTATTGAGCCCTCGCGAGGGCCGGGTGAAGTCTGCCGAAAGAGCCATGTGCTATCTCCTCAGCCGCTGACCGGCTGCTCACGACGAAGGTGGTTGATGACGGCGCGCTCGATTGCAGCCTCGCGCTCCGGACCGCTGGTGGGGAACAGCCGTGCATACGGGCTGCTCGCATCGCTGTACTGACGATGCAGCGCAGCGAAACGGGGGTGCGACTTGTCGGGGTCTGCCGAACCGCCGTTAGGCGCAGTCGCGGGCGCCTCGACCGGAGCCTCACGGCCCATCGGAACCGCACTCGGGAGCTTCGCCGCAAGCGCGCGGAACTCGGTGGGTGCCTTGCGAGCCAGGCTCACCCAGGTCTCACGACTGCCAGGCAGGATGCGCCCAGCGGTCACGTGCGCCTCGACCTCGGCCACAAGCGCGGCGTCCGCACGCTTGGCCTCGTCGGCGCGATGCCGGGCCACCTCGGCCGACAGAGCGGTGATCGTGGCGTCCTGTGCCTCGAGCTTGGCAGACAGCGCCGTGGCCGGCAGAGCGCCGCCATTGGCCCCGAGGAATGCCGCCTTGATCGACTCCGCGTTGGCGTCGAGCGAGCCGATGATACTGGCCGTATCCAGGCCGGTCATCTCGGCGAGCTTGGTCAGCAGCATCGCCGCGGCGTCCTGCGTGGCCGCAGCGGCCGTGTCTGGCGCCAGCGCGGGCACGGGCTCGGCAGGCACCATCGGCTCGGCCATGGCCATCGCAGGCGGCGGCGGCGCGGCAAGCGCCTTCTTGCCCATCTCGCGCTCGCCCTTGGGGCCACACGCCATGTCGACCACCTCGGCCTCCTCGACCTCGCCAGCGGGCGGCGGCATCGATTCGGACTTGGCCTCGGCCGATTCCTCGGCGGCTTCCTCGGCAGCCTCGACCTCAGGGCCAGCCGACTTCTTGAGGAACTCGACGAGCGCATCGAGCTGCTCGCCAGTCACAGCCGGACCCGCGACGAGCGCATCCAGCTTGGCCATCAGATCCTTCTTGCTGATCTCCATAGTCTCTCCCGTAGAGAGCGCCCGGCGACTCAGCCGGATCGCATGCTGGCCGTCGATGAACGGCTTGTTGGTCAGCCCGATAGAGTCGAGCTGGCAGGGAATCGGCTCACCAGTCTTACGGTCCGCCGCATCCCAAACGAACACACCGGAGCAGAACCGGTACTCACCGCCGCGGATCATCTGCGCCGCGCTGGGCGTGAACTCGACGAGCGCATACAGCCCGTCACGGCGCATCTCGAGGTCGAGCACGTAGCCCGCAGCCGGCGTCGGCTGGCCGTCGAGCGGCCGCAGACTCGCATGGTCGTAATCGACCGGAGGCGGCGTAGCCGTCTGCCGCAGTGCAACAATGCACTGCTTGAACGTGTGGAGGTCGAGCGCGAATGGGCCGTTGGGATGACCTTCCCACTCGCCCTCGTTGGCGACATGAATCCAAGTCGTGCGCTGCTCGGGATTCGGTCCCGTCAGGCCCACGTGGCGCGAGCGCGCAACGGTGGTCTCGGCGAGCCCAACCGACATGACGGGCGCCGCGAGAGTCTTACTGCTGCCGGTTGCCTTGAGTGCGAAAGCCTCAAGGTGGTGGGGCATTTACAGCCTTGGATTGCCGAACCCGGGATCGGGCTCGATGGGGAGTGTGGACGCGTCGACCACGCGAGTCAAATCCACATCACGCTCGCGCCGAGTGACTACGGCACAGCGGCACTGATAGCCGAGCGGCGGCGCGTATCGCTGCCACGCTGGGTCGGTCTGGCGGAACACCATGCGATTGAGTGCCGCATGATTCGGGCGCACGCGGTTGTCACCAGCGGTGCGGTACTCGACAAACGGACGCGCGGCCATGACCTCGGGCGCGGTGATCTGCCGCAATCGGCCAGCGCCATAGGCGGATTGCGTGTTCGTGCGGAAGATGTTTTCGAGGTAGTAGCTGCTCGTCGGAGTCACCCCGAGGTCGACTTCGCCCGCACGCACGGACGCAGTGAACTCGCGCAGACTGACGCCCTGATTGAGCTGGTCCGACAGAATCTCACGCACGCGCCGCACGAGCTCCGTGCTCGTCATGTTGCTGACCGAGAATGCCCGCGCACGAGCCTCGGCGGACAGGCGCCGATACTGAGCCGGCGTGATGAGCCGCCGCGCCAAGAACTCGCGAATGGCCTCCTCGAAAGGCATCGCGAAGAACGCGTCACCAGTCACACGCGCAAGCGGCACGGAGCGCGGTGCAGACTCGGGTACCTCGACCGTGCGCACGACGAGCTGCCCGCCCATGTCGGCGGTCATCAGCGTCTGATAAACGAGCGCCGCAAACTCCGGATCTTTCTCAATGCCTGCGCCCCACTCGTCGAGCTTGTCGGACTCGAGGGCGCCTGCGAGTGTCTCCATCCATCGGTCTGCAATCGGCAGAGCCGCCACGACTCCCGCTCCGCTGACCTGCTGCGGGATACCGATGGTGGTCTGTGCGACTCGCTGGTCTGCATCGCTCAGGGCGTGGAAGTCGGCGTATCCTCGAGCATCTCGCTCGCTATCCGGTCGGCCATCTCCCACGGAAAAGGGGAAGCCGCGGGCGCACCCCCGGACGCGTAGGTGGTCTGCGCGGGCTCCATCGCGAGCTGCCCCGCGATGCCCGCTGCCGCAGTCTCAGGCGATGCGCTCGGCGACGACGCAGGCGGGATGCACCGCTCGGCGAAATGCTGCTCAGTCCACCGCCACTGTCGCTGCGGATTGGCATCGTCCAGGTCCGCGAAGTACACGTGCCCGCCGCCCACAGCCTTGACCTCGAGGCGATGGCCGTCCTGCGAGTCGTGCCACACCTCGCCGACGCTGGGCGCAGTTTTGTACTCGGCGGCAAGTGGCGTGGTCGCTGCGGGCGCCGCGGCTGCCGGCTGCGGCAGTAGCTCGGACGGGAGCACGATGGACGCCTGTGCCTGGACCATCGACGCGGCATCAGCATCGGAGATGGACGGGAAGGCGTTGCGGATGGTGATGATCGCGGCTTCGGGCGCGAGCGTCTTTCCGCTGACAGCCGCGAGCAGCTCGGCGAGCGAGGCAATCTGGGCGCCATTGAGCGCGGTATCGGCGACAGCCTCTGCGCCACCAACAGCCGGCGTGGCCGCAGCGGTGGGCATCATCGACGCAGCATCCGCAGCGGTGCGCGCCACGCGGTTGCCGCCGCGCTCAGGGCCCCACTCGGGCAGACCATCGCGGGCGCGCAGCTCGTCGATAGTCACGCCGCCCACGGTGATGAGTTCCGCGCTTGGCTTGGGCGACAGCTCCTCGGCAAAGCGCGTCGAGACCACCGGCAGCGCCGGCATACGCCCGCCGTATCGCCACGAGTTGAACTCGAGGAACGGCCGAATCAGGTCACGAGTCAGGGTGGCCCACAGACTCGCCGAGTCCTTCTTGATGCGCGGGTCGATGGTCGTCGCTGCCTGCGACTCGCCAAGCGCGCGGTTGCCGCCCGTCGCGCCGACCTCGGTGTTCAGCGTCGAGCCGAGCACCGCCTTGGTCATGCTGTCGTCGCACCACTGCTGAAGCGAGGACCACACCGACGATGCGCCCTGTGCCGAGGGATTCTGGATCTCGACCCGCACGCGCTCGTCAACCACCATCGTCCCGGTGGCAGACAGGTTTTGTAGGTCGTCAAACAGGTTCTGCCGAAGCGGCTGCGGCGTGTCGACTGGCACAAAGCCAATCGCTCGCGGATTGCCGCTCACCTCGGCGCCGCTGAGGTTGTAGCTCACGCACTGCCACTTGACCCACCACGGGCGCACGCAGCTCCGCAGAATGCCCGAGCTGATGGCGTAGTCGGGGATGACTCGCGGCATGTGCACAATGAACTTGTTTTCGCGCAGCGGCTTGCCCATCAGGCCAATCTGCATGTTGGCGTCGATGTCGCCTCCGAGCCGGCCGTCGTCCCACAGATACGGATGGATGAGCCGGTCGAAGCGGAACCGATGCGGCTCAAGGATCTCCATGCCCTCAGGCCACACCCACGACCCGCGCACACCCCAGATGATCTCTTGCACCGAGTAGCCGACGAACACGGCGTCAAGCACGGCATCAAGCAGCGTCGGAAGGTCGGGAATCGACCGCAGCATCAAGTCGACATCGCGCGCCGCCTGTGCGTCGATGGCCGATGCACCGCCCGGAGCAACGTCGAAGTCCGCTCCGCTGATGGGGTCGAGCCGCGTGCCGCGCAGCGCCAGCAAATGCGCGTCCTGGTACATGCGCCGAGTCAGCCGCGCCCAATCCTCGGTGGCGCCGGTGATCTCGGCATTCTGCATGATGCCCAGCAGGTCGGACCACGACAGCGTGCCCCACTGGCCACCGCGCCACCGCGTCAGCGTAGCGGGAGGGGCATCGCGCCCAGCGTAGGACGCAAGCTCGAGCACGGGCGCCGGCTGCGGAACGCCGATGATCGGACTCGCATCAAGCGCCCGCTTGGACGCACGACGACTCAGCAGGTCAGACCCGGCACCCATGGCAAACCTCGCTGGCGTGTACTCGCACTGTCAGCGAGTGTGTCCGATATCGGCCAGTCCGGCAATCAACGGACCCACTCGGCAACTCGGTGCGCCGCCGACTCCCATGCTCGGCAGACAGCCGGCACGGTGACAGCAGGACCCCTGTTGCGCATCGTGCGCAACACCGTGAGCGTGTCGCCCGCTGCCGCATAGTCCACGATGGCGCTGCCCTCGAGCAAGCCCGGCACATCTACTGCCGGCGTGCCGTCGCCCATTGCTTTGACCATCGCCAGCGTGCGCTCTGTCTGCGCCTGTATGTCGGAGCGTGCGTCGAACGCCTCGGCCTGTAGTGACCGGCGCGGCGCGTGGCCCCAGCCGTCGATGGCTACGTCGGGCTCGTGCTGCCACAGGTCAAGCTCAGGCCGGCGCGCGGCGAAGGTGGCGAGCCACTCGCGGTCTCCCTCGAGGGTCTCGGGCGCCCACCGTCGCGAGCCGTCCACCGCGACCACAGGCACCATGCGCTCGACCCGCAGCGGCGGTCGCTGGCCCGATGCCAAGTGCAGCGCGTCCTTGGCCTCGAGGCCCGACACGTGCCCGAGGTAGTGATCGACCGTGCCATCGGGCAGGGTCGCCGCCTCGACGCGCTCAAGCTTGACCGTGGACCAGTCGGAGCCCGACGCATACGCCTGGCCGTCTGGTCCGAAGGCGCGCGTGCATCCGAGCAACTCGATGCGCTCAGCACCCCACCGCTCGGCAAGCGCCACCGCGGCGGTCACGTTGGAGGTGCCGCCATACAGCGGCTCGATGCCCGTATGCGCGGCCAGCCCGAACGTCTGCGTCGAGGCAGGCACGAACCATCGAACATCCGCGCAGACCTCCAAACAAGCGAGCCATGTGTCGTGGTGAGTGCCTACGTCGAGCACCGCAATCGGCCACTCCGAGCGCGGCATCTGGCGCCACACCTGGGATGCGCGGCGGATCTGCTCGGCCATGCTGATCGACTCGCGGCACAGCAGCATGTCGGGCCAGAAGCCCCGCGACGCCAGCGGCAGAAGCGCGCTGTTGACTGCGATGGTCACTATTTCGCGCTCGTGCAGCAGCGTGGCGTGTACGTCATCCGGCAGCGTGTGACCGGCACCGATGACCATCACCGTGTCGGACGCGCGCAGCCGCGTGGAGCACTTGTCCAGCGTCATCATCCGCGCGTTGCGCGCGATGGCCTCGGCAATGTGCGGCGCCTTGAACAGCGCGAATGCCTGGGATGTACGGTCCATCACTTCGACTCCACGGGCTTATTCAGATTCAGTCCAAGCTGGTTGTTGATGTGCGCGATGGCCGTGCCCATGCGCTGCCCCTCATAGATGCGGCCGGCGTAGAAGCCGCGCATCCACGGGTCAGCGTGCCAGTCGGGACGCTCGACCTCCTCGAGCATGCGGCAGAGCTTGGCCAGCGATACGCCAGCATCCGAGCCCATGCGGCGCCACCGCTGGAACTCGTCGGCCATGAAGTCGAGCGTCGCGCGGTTGTCCTCGCCCGACACGCGTGCGCGCCACTCCGCATCTAGAAAGCACTCGATATGGCGCTCGGCCGCGGCGGTCGCTGCACGCTGCCGCTCCCACGCCAGCAACTTGCCCACGACCTCGGGCGCAAGCGGGCCACCATGCGGCTCATACGCGCGCGGACCATCAGCCGAGCGCACACCCCAGCCGAGCAGCACCGAGCCGTCGATGGCCGTGTGCACCTCCTTGAGCCCAGCCCGGCGCAGCGCCGCGGCCAGCGTGTGCGTCGAGTAGTTGACCACATGCGGCTTCTGCAGGAAATGACTCAGGCTCACATACGGGCGCTCGACCGTGGGCACCTCGACGAACACAAGCCCGCCGACCTTGACCCGCCGCACCATCGCCTCGAGCTCGCCCACGGGGTCCGCGAAGTGCTCGACCACCTGCAGCGCGTAGGCGATGTCGAAGCCGTCATCCTCGAGGCCGGCCAGCTCCGCGCCGCGCTCAACCGCCTCGGCAGCTAGCCGCGGGTCGTACTCCGCAGCGCGTACGTCGACGCCGAGCCGCCGCATGGCCGCTGCCACGCGCCCATCGCCGCAGCCCACCTCGAGCACGCGCACGCCCGCTCCGAGCCCCAGGGCATCGATTAGACGCCGCGCCGCGTGCTCGCCGTGCCGGTCCAGCGTGTCCGCGTAGTCGTCATCCTCGGGCCGCACCGTGCGCCCGGTCGGCTGTAGCTCGGCGTCCAGCTCCTCGCGTGGCAGCGCGGGGAACTCGCGCCGGTATTGCCCGGACCTGTAGTAGTCCGCCACCTCGGCCGCGGTTGGATGCGGGCTCGTCTGCAACAGCGAGCACTGCGAGCACGCTACGGTCAGTAGCGGTCCGGTGCGTCCCTGGTCGTGCACGTGCAGCGCATCGCCCAGCGTGTGCCCGCACAGATAGCAATCATCGGTCATGGCAACTCCACTCCGCTCTCGTCGAGAATCCGATACAGCAACTCACGAGCCCATTCCGCGCGGTACGCCGCGGGCTCCTCGCCGTGCTTGGCAATGCTGCGTAGCTCGCGGTCCAGTTCAAGCACGACCTCGCGCCACAGGTGGCCTTCTAGCGCGGCGCGGTGGTCGTCGGCCTCCTCGGGCAGCGTGAATACCAGCGTGGCCTTCATGGCTTGCTCCACGACGACCGCCGCATGGTTTGGATCTTGGCGTACTCGGCCGCATCGACCGGCCGCTCGGCGCCGGTAGTCAGCGCATCCTCGAGGCTGCGGATCTCGTACACGAGTGCCTGCAACTCGGCCGGCTCGAGGCTGGCTTTCTGGTCCGAGCCCCATTGCAGGCGCGAGAGGGTCACGTGGCGCTCGACCATGCACGCGCCGCGAGCCACGGCGCCCAGCGTCACCGCGAGCGTGCCTGGGGCTTCGTGGCCGCTCCATCCGACCGGCAGCCCGTACCGCTGGCGCAGCTCGTCGAGCACTAGCAGCCGAGCCATGCGCGGCGGGTGCGGGTACACCGAGCACGTGTGCAGCAGCGTCAGCCGCACGCCCGCCGACAGCAGCCGCTCCACAGCCGCGTCGATCTCGGCCCACGTGCTGCCGCCCGTCGATAGCACCACCGGCACGCCCGAGCGCCCAGCTTCGTCGAGCGTGTCCGTGTCCGTGATAGCAGCGGACGGCAGCTTCAAAAACGGCAACTGCCATGCTCGCAGGAACCGCACGCTCGGCGGGTCGAATGCCGAGCTGGTCCACGGAATACCCAGGTCGCGCGATGCCGCTGCAAGCATGGCGAACTCGCACTCGCCGAACTCAATAGTCCGTTTGTAGTCGACGTAGCGCATCGGACCCCACGGGGTCGAGCGCATGTCATCGGCCATCTTCGGCGGGATGGCAAGCTCGAGGTCGCGCTTTTGCAACTTCACGACATCCGCGCCTGCCGCCTTGGCCGCGCGCATGAGGTCCACCGCGACGGCGATGCTGCCTTGGTGATTGATCCCGATCTCGGCAACGACCTGTACTCTCATGCTTCCTCTTGCCAGCGATGCCGCCGCTGGGCGCGCTCAAGCTCGGCCGGCGTGTCGATGTCGATGGCCGCGTCTACGTCCATCTCCATCACGCGGCAGTCACCACCAGAACGGTCCTGGTACTTGCGCCAGCAGTCCGCGGAGAACGCGTACACCGCGCCGTTCTCCGCGACCAGCTTGGGAAGCTCCGAGGTGAACATCCGGTGTGCTGGCCGGTTGCGATGCCAGCGACCATCGGCGTCGTAGTAGCCCGCGAAATACACATCCTTCGTGACCTCGTGCACCGAGATCACCGAGTCACAGCCGGTGCGCTCCATGATGGCCAGTGCCGAGGCTACGTGTCTGCGCTGGCGTAGTGGCGATGTCGGCTGCAACAGCACGTATCGCCGCGCCGGATGCAGACTGACCACGTGCGCGATGACATCCTCGAGGTGCACGCGCTTGCCGGTCAGCGACTCGTCAAGCTGCACGCCGAAGCACCGCAGGCGCAGCCGGTCCGCGAAGGCCCTGCCGTGGCTGATGATGTCCGCGTCATCCGAGCACAGCGCCACCGCATCGCACGACACAGCCGAGTGGATAGCCCGCTCGACCAGCGTGTGCGCCCCCACCCGCTTGAGGTTCTTCGACGGCAGCCGCTCGGACTTGGCCTTGGCCGGGATGATAGCCAGCGTGCCGATCATGGCCGCTCCGGTACGGCAAGCGCGCCCGTGCGCGGCTGGGCCAGCAGTTGCCGCAGCACCTCGTACAACACGCCCTCGCCGCCTCGAGCGTGCGTGCGCTTGTGGTGGCCGGTCCAGCCTGCCGCATCGCACGGCATCCAGACCTCGTGGGCCAGCTCCATCGCGTCCATGTCGCCGCCCGTGCCGTCGCCGATGTAGACCACGCGCCAGCCGTCCTCGAGGTGCAGGCGCACTAGCTCGGGCTTGTCGATGCCAGGGTGGTACTCGGCGCCGATCTTGGCCGCACGGCACTCGACCGGCGAGGTGTTGGGGTCGTCGGTAATCAGCGCCACATCGATGCCAGCGTCTTTGGCCGCCTGGATGAGCCAGCCGTCGCGCTTGTGGAATCGCAGGCTTTCATGGCCCGACTCGTTGACCCACACCGTCCCATCGGTGAGCGTCCCGTCTACGTCGCAGATTACCACTGTCCGCATCGAGGTTTCCTTTCGTGGCTGACGCCACACTCGGCCACTAGCACGCACGCTCCGAGGCCGTCAATGGAATCCACCTCGAGGCCGCGACACGGCTCGGAAGCTCTGCATGTTGGCGCCACTCGGGCGGTGCAACTCAAGCCATGCGCGAGACACCGCATCAACCTTGTTGTCCTTGCCGCCCGATGCGCCGTCGAATCCGTCGAACTCACTCAGCAGCGCGTCGAGCCACGGGCCGCGCACGACGTAGATGGGCGGGCCAGTCCCGAGTGCACCGTGCTCGGCTGCCGTGGCCCATGGACGCGCGTACTCGAGCTTGCTCGAGGATGCCCGCTCGGCGCGCACCGCATACGGCCTGAGCTGTTGCGTGGTCGTGTCCACGTCCACGATGCCGGCCTGCCCTGGGTCCTGCCAGATGCACTGCGGCACTGATGCGCCGTCCGACTCCGCGCATGACCGCATGAGCGAGAACACCGATGCTGGCGTGCCGCGCACCGTGGCTACGTCGAGCACCACGTAGCCCTGGCCATCGCCGAGCATGCCGAGCTTGACGCCCACGGTCTCGTCTCCTCCGACAGTCGCGCCCTTGTCCCAGCCGCGCACGGTCATGCCGACCGGTCCGGGCGGCGCATCGACCACGCGGAACCACTCGCGCCGAATCACGTTGCCGGCGCTGTGGCGGACGTTCCAGTTGCGACCCAACAACCGCTCCCGCTCCACGAACGGCAGCGCCTCGAGGCGCTCGCGATAACTCGGGTCACCCAGCCGGTTGTCCTCGAGCTTGGCGGATACGAAGGTCAACGACAGCGGCTTGCGGCCGGGAAACTCGGCGAGTGCATCGGCCTCGGTGTCGTACCACCGCAGCTCGTCACGGATGCGGATGAACCACCGGAGTTGCCCGCTGCGCTCCTCGATGGGCAAGCCATCGGGACCGATCCACCAGTCGATGAGCTTGCGAACGAATGAGTCGCTGTCTGGGTTGCACGTGGCCCGGATATGCGCCCTGACGTTGGCATTGGTCCGCGCGCGGGACAGCAGATACCAGAACTGCGACTCCTCGAACTGAGTCAACTCCTCAAATACGATGGTCGCGTATTGCTTGGACTGGTGGCCGTGTACGTCCCACGCGTGCTGCAAGTGGCGGAACTCCACGATGGCGCCGCTCGGAAAGCGCCAGTCGAGATTGGGATTCTGCCGCGGTGTACCGCCGAGGTTGCGGAACATCGTCTGCGACTCCTCCCAGATGGAGCCGCCGCCCGTCAGCTCGGTCGAGGTGCGCCGGAACACGACCGCCGAATACCGCGGCAGGTCCACCAGCGAGGCAATCCACAGCAGCACCGAGAACGACTTGCCCGAGCCCGCCGCGCCGCCGAAAATAGCAACGTCCGCGGCCGATGCCATGAACGCCTCTTGCGGTCCCGGCTGCGGCGCGATGGTGACTAGCTCACTCGTCGTCATCGTCGGTGGCCTTGGTCGGTGGCACCTTCACCAGCGGATTGACCGGCACGCGGAGCTGGTAGCGCACAACCTCGGCCTGCGTCTGCACCGGCCCGCCGTCCTTGCCGGTCAACTCGGTGGTCTGCTTGTCGCCGTACTCGTCGCGCTTCCACTTGCTGAGCAGCCACGTGGCCGCAGCGGTCTGCGCGCGGGCGATGGCCGGGTCCTCGATCTCGCCCGTCGCGATGCGCCGCAGCTCGCGCTCGACGCGCTCGACCTTCGTGGCCAGAGCGACATCAAGCGCCTTGCCCCATCGCTCCGGGTCACGCTCGCACCACCCCAGCAGTTGCCCGTAGGTGACACCGTACTTGGCCAGCAAAGGCACCGCTGCGCCGCGTTGCGTCTGGCCGTCTGCGATGGCCGAGACCCATGCCGACAGAGCCTCTTCGCGCGCGCGTACGTTTGCTTCGGTGAGGTGCTCTACCTTCCGCCCCTTCTTCTTCGTGATTGAGGTTGCCTTGGGCATGCGACTACCGTGCTCCCGATTCCGGCCGATGCAAGTACAGGCGCGCGTTGCGTCCATCCGGCGACAGGTCGACGCGGCGCACACGCGCTCGTAGCCAGTCCGGGTATCCGTCGAGCTCGCTCTGTAGCGTGGTCGTCAGGGTGACGGTGCCGGTCATCGTCCAGTCCGGATCATCGGCGGGCGGCACGGGACGCGCGCCACGCTTCGTCGTGGGCGCATTCACGTTGGAGCGCCGCTAGGACTCGCTGCCATCGTTGGGCGTGGCGACGGTGCAGGCGTTGAGCTAGCTCGATGGACTCCTCGGCTGTGCGGTGCGGCGTGTCCCACGACTCGAGTTGGTCCCACGGCTCGAGGTCGTCGGTCAAGTGAACATGCTCGACTTGCCGACCGGCTCACGCCACTCGACCTCGTGGAGCACGCCACCGGGTCCGCGGGTGAACATCACTCGCGGGCGCTCTGGCGCCCGTTTGAGCTTGGCTACCTTGAGGCGGACAGGTGCGCTGGCCCACCCGTTCGACTCCGCGTCTCGCTTGTCGACCCAGACGAGCATGATGACCTGTGCGCCGTTTTCGAGGTCGCCCGATTCTTTGAGTCGCTTTACCGTGGGTTCGCGGTTGTCGTCCTCACCGCGGCTGAGCTGGCTGGTGAGCACCAGCGGCACCCCTAGGAGCCGCGCCGTGGCCTGCAAGCGGCGGTAGACGGTATCGACCTCCTGCTTGCGTGTGGCGCCCTTCATGGCGTGCTGGATGGCCTGGATGTAGTCCACGAACAGGATGCGTGCGCCGTGCACTCGGACGAGCACGCTCATGGCCTGACAGACCTCCTCGAGCGTGCCGCTTTTGGCGACGGCCATGCGGGCGTGCTGTGGACGGCTGGTGATCTGGTTGACCGCGTTGGTGGCTTGCAGCCATTCGTCGCGCGAGACCTTGCCGGCCCAGAAGGCCGTGGTGTTCATCTCGCCGAAGTGACCGAGCGCCTTCGCGCCCCAGTCCTCTTTGGGGTCCTCGATGGAGACCAGTCCGCTCGGGATGCCGCGAGTCTCCAATGAAGCCACAGACGAGAACACCAACGAGCTTTTGCCGGTGTTGGTTTCGGCCGCGATGATGACGGTATCGCCCGGTCCCACGGTCAGCAGGTTGTCCAGAGTCTCGCATAGCCCGAGTCGCAGATAGCTTGTCTGTTGGGCGTTGACCACGCGCTCGAACTCCACGAAGGCGGACTCGACCGCTTGCCGGATGGAGAACACCTCGAGCGCGGATGTAGCGCCGAATGCCGCTCGGGCCAATACGTCGCGAGCCTCGTCGACCTTCGCTTCGACGGCCAGCGATGCGCCGAGTGTCGCTTGCTCGTACAGCGAACGCTGCTCGTGCAGACCACGCAAGACCTGGGCGGCTGCCTTGGTGCTGACGAGCGGTGCTTGGCGGATGGCGTCGAACTGATGGGCCACCGAGCCGCGGTCGAAACCGCGGCGCTCGAGCTCGTGGCCCACGGTCACGGTGTCGAGCGGCTCGCCTCGCATCCGGACGGCAATCATGGCCGCGTGCGTGGCGCGGTTGATGGCCTCGGTCATGTGCTCGGGAGACACCCCAGCATCCAGCGCTTCGGGCATGTCGAGCACGAGCTGTAGATAGCTCCGCTCGAGCTGCGGATTCGACAGGTTCACGTTGGCACTTTCAGCCCCAAGTATTCCTCGGGGCGTGCAGCTAGATACTTGATGTTGTGTTTGGCCGCGACGGTGCGCGGGTCGGTCGAGGCGTAGAACGCGCGAACCATCTCACGGGCCATGTCTGGCTTTGAGTGCGACCAGCCTCGGAGCTTGTGCGCCTCGTGGAGCCACCGCGCCAGCTCGACCCACACAGCGTCATACGGGTCACGGCATACCTTGGGCGCCGGCAAGTTGGCTGCCCGGTAGCGCTGCTCAACGGCTGCACGGAAGGTGTCGGCCAGTGTCTGTTGGCCAGTCACGTAGGTCGTCCCACCCGGCGTGTGCGCGCGTGCGCTCTCGCCGGTCCGCGCTTCCGGCGCGGCCGGCTGTTCCGCCTCAGAGATCACACACGCTTTGGATTCTGTCTCGGGACGGGACGGGTCGGGTCGGGTCGGGGCATCCGTTCCGACGCCGTTCGGAACGGTGGGTGGAACGGCGTTCCGTTTGCGTTCCAGACGCTCTGCGTCCTTGCGTTCCTTCCACATATCCTTGCGTCTCTTGCCCTGTTCCGCCGCGCGTTCCAGGTCGGCGCGGAGCGGCTGGTGGTCGTCCCAATGGTGGAAAATCCAGCCATCTTTGTCCGGCGCCAGCTCCCACAAGCCGACGCGAACGAGTGCAGCGGCGCCGCGCAATCGGTCTTTTTCTTTCAGAATGGCGCAGTGCCGAGCAAGCGCGACCGTCGTGACGCGGCCATCGGTCCGTGCCCTTGCCGAGCCGCATCCGCAAAGCAACCAAACGGTCAAAGCGACGGGCGTATCGGACCCCAGCGCATCCACCTTTGGATGCTCACCAAAGCCGTCGTCCACCTTGAACCAGGTCACTTCCCGACCACCTTGGACCGCGCCTGCTTCTGCTCGAGCAGCAACAGCCCGAGTCGCAGTACATCGGACATGGTGACTCGCACCTGCTTTTGCTCGGTCAACTCGGCCGACAGCCGATGAGCAAGAGCCAGATGGTCCTTCGACAGACGAACTCCAACGGTAGTGTGCATGGCATCTTCCGTTCCATGCCTTGCATACGGTGTCAAGCGGTTTGCGGACATGATGTTACCTCGTGTGACTTGATGTTACGTCGTGTGATGCCGAGTCCGACTACCGCACTCGCCGCAGCAGCGGCTCGCGGTCTGGACGCCGCACCACGGGCCGCGCCGTCGATGCAGCTCGAGCGCGCCACACGGCAGCCGTCACGGCATCGCCCACCGCATCGGCGTGGTCTGCCTCGAGCAGCATGGCGCTGGGCTCGGCGTGGGCATGTACGTCATGCGTGAGCGCGCACGCGCGGCAGTAGGCCCTCACAGCCACGGCATTTGCCTTCGCAAATCGCGCCGCGACTTGGCCTTGCGGTCAACCGGCTTCTCCCAGCCGATGCACCAATCCCGTCCTCCGGTCCAGGTCGAGATCATGCCGCACCGGATGCACCGATGCCGCACCTGCCGGTCCTCGCCAAGCGAGGTCAATCGCCACTTGTGGGGCTTCACTTTGGTTTCCTTTCTGCGAACCGCTCGGCGCGCTCTGCTGCAATGCTCTGTCGTCGCTTCTCTTGTGCGGCCTGCTGCTTTTTCCACTTCTGTTTGTGTTTCTTTGCCCGCTCCTCGGAGCCTGTGCGGATGGCGCCCGAGCACGGGCTGGTGGCGCCCGGCCACGATTGCAGCATGCCGCACCGCACGCACCGGATGAGCCTGTCTCCACACTCGTCGCGGCCCTCAGCAAGCCACACGTGATTGTGCGCCAGTGATATGCGCCAGCCGCCTGGCTGGTTGGTCAATGCGTCCTCAATTGACCAGCCGCATTGAATCCGGTTGCAGAATGTCCTCTTGCCGACGCCCCACGATTTGCACATCTCGGCGTGACTCTTGTACTTGCGCCCGAGGTGGTCCCAGCATGCGTTTGCCTTGGGTATCAGACGCCTCCCTGGTGGCCGCGTGGTGGCACGCCTGCCTTGCCATTCCGCCACGAACTCGCGGCCGTCGCCGCTGCCGTGCTGCGCTTGGCCCG